CGCCTGGCCGAGCGATGAGCCAAGCAGACCGGAGAGCGGAGCGACGAGAGCGTCGGGCTTGACGTCGGTCGACGCGAGAGCGGAGGTGAAACGCTGCCATAGGTCAGCAGCCATCGAAGGGAATGCGGACGCCATGTCGGCAATGGCTTGGGGCAGCAGCGAGACGAGAGAGCCGAGCGTGATTGCTATACGCGGCAGCAAGTTCGAGAGCCAGTCGAGGACAGCCTGACCCAGGTTCTGGGTCGTCCTCTGTATGGCGCTCATGTCGCCGGTCGCCAAGTTCGCCAGCCAGTCGCCCCACGCCGCCTTCATCGCGTTCGTCGAGCCTTCAAGCGTCGTAGCAGCCTCGGCAGCAGAGGCTCCCGCGATGCCCATGCGCTCCTGTATGATGTGAATGCCCTGAATCACCTGGTCGAAGCTCACGTCGTTGATGTCGGTGATGGTCTCGTCGACGACGCCGGCATCATGGACGAGCCGCAGCATTTCTTCTTGGCTGCCGCTATATCCGAGCGCGAGATTGTCGAGCATTGTGTAAGTGCCACGAGCGAAGCCTCGGTACGCATTCTGGAGGCTCTCCATCGAGGTCCCCATCTTGTTAGCGTTGTCGGCCATGTCGACGAGAGCCACGTCTGCCATGTCGGCGGCGGCCTCAGTGTCGCCGCCCATCGACTGTATCAGACTAGCAGAAAAGCCGGTGACTGTTTCTAGGTAGTCGTTCGCGGACATCTGGACGCGTCGGAAGGCGGTCGAAGCCATCTCTTCCACGCGGCGTCCAGTTTCCTCGCCGAAGATCGTCTCGATGCCGCCAGTCAGCTGCTCCATCGACGAGAAGCCGGCGACAGCACTTGACGTGAGGTCTGCTACCATCTTGCCGATGCCGAGAGCCGCCAGCCCGGCAGCAATCTTGCCGGCGCCTTTCTTGATGGACGCCGACATCGCGTCAGTCAGGGCATCTCCACCAACGATGCCGGCCCCGTCGCCAGCAGCCGCAGCAGCGGGGAGAAAGCCATCTGCTATCTCTTTTTGAGCACCCTTAGTTGTCGGGATTATCGCGACATATGCTTTCGCGACTGTAGGGCCGCCTGCTGGCATTAGAGCCTCCTATGACCTTGAGTTCCACCAGTCGTCGAAGTCGGCGATTGGTATGGCGCTATCACTTCCGCCCCAGTGCCTCTTCCCGTCGTCCTTGTCGTCCTCGACTCCCGGGCGAGGTATCGGTCTGGGCTTTTCTGGCTTTTTCGCGCCTTTTTCTGTATGTGCGCAGAGATAGGCGTAGAGCAGTGCCGAGAGCGTGTCCGCGATGTGCGCAAGCAGCATCGGCTCTTTCTCGTCTCCCTGCCAGCCGGCTATCTCGGGATGCATGGCAGATACGAGCCTGCTATCAGCCCCCAGGCCGGCGATGAAATCGCGGACGTCGGCCCAGTCGAAAAAGACGGGGACAGAGCTCAGCCCTGCCCCCGTCCTCGTCATGAGATCATAGTTCAGCGCCTCGCGATGGTCCGCGACGATAGTCGCGAGGGCGACTATTCCCCCAGGCTTACCTCGCTGGCCTCGCTCCATGCATCGAGTATCGACTGGACGTCGGCCTGGGTGATTTCGTCGGTGAGGCCAGGCGCATAGCGGTCGAAGAGGTCGAAGATGACGTCGACCTTCACCGCCGCGTCCTCCTCGTCGTCTCCCTTCTTGCCGAGCGCGCGGACCGCCTTCACCGGCAGATGCTGAAAAAGAGGGAGCCTGTAGACGTGCTCTCGGTCAGTATCGAGGCAGAAGTCGAACGTCTCCTGCTCGTGCGTCTGTACGAGACGCGCTTTCGTCTTGATAGCCATGATGATGCCCTCCCCGGCTCATGGTTTTTTTTTTAGGCGTTCACGCCATTGTCGGTGTAGATGTAGATGCACTCGCCATTGGCATCCGGGTAGCAAGACAGTTCGACGTTCCACGCGATGGCGTCAGTCGAGGTGAAGGAGACCTCCTCGACGTTCGTAATCTGACCATTCGGGACCACGATGAGGATCCTGTTGTTCCCGTCCTTCATCTTGAAAACCCAGGACTTTGCCGCGGGAAGGTGAGCTCCAAGAGCGACGCGGACTTGGGTTCCGTGGTCAGAGGTAGCGGGAGTCACGACGACGTGGTCGTCGCCGAAGGCGACCTTAAGGGATGTCTCGCTCGTCTCGAGCATTCCCCAGGACAGCGTCCCGTTGAACTGTTCGAGGACGCGGCGAACCATAGCGCCGCCCCACTCGCGAATGTCAGCGGTCGAGATGTCGGGAGACAGCTGCAGCCCGTCCTCGCTCACATAGCCAGAATCCTCGAAAGCCGCGTCGAGGGCAGCGGTGGCAGAGGTCGGAAGCGTGGTGCCCAGAGGGGCGGAGAGGATCGGTCCGGTCGTCAGCTGGTCGGGCGAGCCGATGAGGACCTGAGAGGCATCAACAGCCATGATCTTTCTTCCTCCTAAATCGCGGCGACGTTGCCGCGGACGATGACTGAGAAGAGGGTTCTCATACGAGGTATTCCAGGCTCACCAGAGTCGGGAAGCTCGTATGGAAGTGTGTCTATGGAAGCGTCGACGATTTGCGTCGGGACGTCGACGTGCGGTAGGGACGTGATGAGGCCAGCGACCATGCCCGCAGCCTCGGTCGCGTCGGCCCAGGTCTCGGCATAGGTGTCAGCAGTCAGCTGAAACTCGTCGACGACCAGAGAGCGACGCGAGCCGCCGACGCGCGTCAGTGCGACGTAGGGCAGCGACTGGCCATCGCCGAGAGAGGGCGAGACAGGCGTTCCAGAAAAGGAGATGCCGACGCCAAGGCGAGACGCTAGCGTGGACAGGTCCGCGACGAGGACGTCCTCGATGTCGACGACGCTGATGACATCTGCCATGGTCTCACCTACCTCTCACGCGTCCTGCTTTTTAGTGTATCCGGCGGGCGTTTACTGCCTTTTCGAGGATCATGTTCCTAACAGCGTCCCCGTATGCGTATTTATTTGCGGCAGATACGTAGGCAATGACGCGGCCGCCACCATAGCCGCCAAGTTTAGGCCCTTTCACCTCGTACTCAGCTTGCCGGCCTTTTGTATGCCGGATAGTCGAGCGAGAGAGGGCGGTCGCAGTCTCAGCGACACCGGCAGCAGCGTCGGCGACTACCTCTGACACCTCGTCGCTGCAGAGGAGTTCGTGGAAGCCGCGGGAGAGAAACTCAATCCGGACCTTCTTCATGCTAGCCTCGATAGAGTCGGAGATAGACCTGGACGTGGTCTAGGTTTCCTGATGGTGATATCCAGGGCATCTCGGTCCCGTACATCTCGAAAAAATGACCGCGCCACTCCATCACGAGTCGACGGGTCTCACCGCCGGCAATAACCCGCGCCCACTGGGCCTCTGGTATCCATGCGGTCATCATGAGAGCTTCCTGCTCGCGAGGTTGAGTCAGGGTCTCGCTCGTCGTCGTCGGCTGGACGCTGCAGCCGGATATGACTATCGTGCCGGCAGCCGATGACAGGTCGAAAGAGTAGTCGGTCGTCCCGCGTCGCGCGATTGCGGTCGGGTAGTAGACGCGGAGAGTCTCCTGAGCAAACGACGGAAGCATGTGGTCCCCCTAGCGAGGCCGGGTCGGCAGCTTGTAGCCCATCAGAAGCTCTCGGTCGCGCTTCATGAGCGTGATACCACCGGCGACGCCCTCGGTGCCCTGGTTGTAGGACATGCTCACCTGACCGACGCTCTCAGAGCGGACGCCGGGCGAGGCCGCGAGCTCGTTGAGGGCAATCTGGGCCGCGACGCCGACGAGCGTCGACGACGCCAAATCGACGCCGGCCGAATAGGCCACTTGATAGGCATTCCAGACGCCTCGGTGAGCCGGGCGGCAGCCGAGACGAACCATGCCATCACGCCGCCAGCGGTATGAGGAAGGGTCGAGGAGAGTCCCCTCGACCGAGACGGAGTCGACGGACCTCACGTGCTTGGCAGGCAGGAAGAGCACTCGGTCGTCCGCGGTCGTAGACAAGACGCAGGGCAGGACAGGTGCGACATGCCAGCCGCAAAAATCTCGAATAGCCGCCGAGACAGCAGCACAGACGGGCTCCAGCCTCGGGTCGGAAGAAGATATGCGGCCGCCGCTCGCGGTCGCTATGTCCTCGGGAGTAATGAGCGATGGCACCGACGTGAGGTCGTCGTCGTCGACGTCATAGCCCCATGGTGTCCAGAGCATCGTCAAGTCCTCCTAAGAAAAAGGCGAGGGGGACGACAGAGCCATCCCCCTCGCTGCCGGGGAAAGCGGCCCAGAAGGGCCGCAGGGGGCATCTTACTCAGCCTCGGTCAGAGCGACGAAAGCCTCGGGCACGAGGACCTCGAGGGCGATGCGCTCCTCGATGCGGGTCGTGATGCGGTCATGCGAGAAATCTTCCCCGTCATAGCCGACCTCGACCCTGGTTCCGCCCTTGCCGACGAGGGTCGCACCAGCGCGGAAAGCACCCACGATGATGGTGCCAGCGGGGACCGCGGTCGTGAGAGCAACGCTCATGCCCCAGAGAGCTGGCACGAAGCGGACGTCGCCAGCGTTGCCATACGCGTTCTGGAAGAAGCCGCCGCCGAAGTACTGCAGATTGGCGTCCTTGGCGAGACGTATCTCCTGATACGTCGCGGGGTTCATGATGACCGCGTCAGCAGCCATGCCGGTAGCAGCCTCGATGGCCATAGCCTGCTCGAAGACAGCCTCGGCGAGGGCCTGCCCGTCAGCGCCCTTAGCGTAGGTCGCGGTCGTGATGCCGGCGTTGAGAAGGCCGGTCATGTGAGCGCCAGTCCCGTCGCCATTGAGGATCTCGTTCTCGACCGCGAGGTCCTTCAGATAGATGCCGCGGGAGTTGATGGCGGAAACGAGGCGAGGATAGTCCTCGATGACCTCGTCAGACATCTTCATGATGCCGGCGACCTTCTTCAGGGCGACAGTCGTCAGGTCGGCGTCGGCGGAGAGCTGGGGCTTGGCTCCATTCTCAGCGGTCGCAGCGGGCGAGCCCTCGGTCGTCAGCTTGAAAAAGCCAACGACAGGAGCAGCCGCAGTCTCATACGAGAAGAGGTCGCGGACCCAGAGGCGGCCATTCGGCGTCACAACGATGCGGTCCTGTATCTCGACCTCGCCAGGGTTGGGCGAGACGATGGTGTCGGTAGCAGCAGCCTTGCCGGGCACGCTACCGCGCTTGATGCCAGCAGCCTTGACAGCCTCAGCGGCGAGCTGGCCGATGCTCTTGGTCTCCATCTTGGAGCCTCCTTCAGTCAGGTTGGGATTTGTCGCAGCCAGGGCGGAGAGCTTGCCCGCCTTCTCGGCCGCCTTTTCGAGGTGCTCGTCGACCTGCTCAAGCTCGGCGACTATCTCGTCGGCGCGCTTGACAGCGGCCTCGTCGCCACTCTTGACATCGTCGACGAGGCTCTCGAGCTCCTTGGCGAGTTCTGCTCGCTTTTCCTTGAAGCTCATCGTTCCTCCTAGTCGATGTGTATATATCGAGCCATCGCACTCAGAGTCCGGGTCGCCTTCTCGTCGATCTCCCGGTTACCGCTCTCGTCGGCCTCCCGGTTATCATCGGTATCGGTCTCCACAGCCTCGTCGGACTTGGCGTCGACATCGCTGTTCGCCTCTCCTGCCGGCTCTGGCAGCCGCAGGAGCACTTCCTCGGCGAGGGCGACCATGCGCTCAGTGATGGCGTCGATGCCATCAGTGAGCTGGTCGAGCCTCTCGGCGAGGGCGACGACCATCGAGGCCAGTCGCTCGCTCTCGCGAGCATCCACGCCGCCCTCATCGGGCGTCGGGGCGACCTCCTCCTCTTCCCCGTCGGCCTTGGCGGAAACGACCGGCAGGGCGGCATCGAGTTCGCCCGCATTTTCGGCGGAGTCGATGTCCTCGTGCTCGTCCTTTTCTAGTGTATCTCCCTCGAGCGCGGACTTCACGTCGAGCACATCTGCATGAGCATTGGCAGGCACGGGGACGAGAGAGACCTCATGCAGCTTTAGCTTCCTGAGTTCGTTCGCCTTCCTCCCGTCAGGCAGGACGATGGGCGCCTCGTCGAGCACGTCGTATGCGAAGCTCATTTTTGCGAGGCGACCCTCGCGGACCAGCTTGCGGACGTACTGTGCGATCTCATTCTCGGAGTCGAACTCGGCGCGGATTAGAAGGCCGCGGTCGTCCTCCTCAGCCTCGACGACGCGGCCGAGGTTCATCCTCGGGTCGTCCATGCGATGTCCGAAGAGAAGCGGGATGTACGCGCCACTCGCCTTCCACTCGGCAAGCGTCTCGGCGAAAGCACCGCGGCGGACGACGTCGCCGGCTGTATCCGGCTCGCGGTCGAAAGTCGACGCATAGGCGACCAGCTCGCCCCCGTCGTGCTCCTGGTCGACGACCATCTCGAAAGCTTTTGTTCTCATTTTTTCCTCCTAGCGGAAGCGTGGTCTTCTATGGTATCAGCAGCTCAAGGACGCAAGTGCAGCCGGCTACCTCGCCGACATCGAGTGCGCCAGTATCGCCCGGCCACATCGCCCCATTCGAGAAGCGAGCAGAGTACGGGACCGTCTCGCCATTCATAGCGGAGTGCGTGTCGCGTGGGTTGTCGCTCATCACGACCCAGGTCTTCATCACGCCAGAGTCCCTTCTCGACTGCCTTATGCCCTCCATCGTCGCCCACGACGCGACTAGCGTAGCGAGGGACGTCGCGAGCATCTCAGAGCGCCAGCCCTTTGCCTCCTCGAAAACACCGGCGGGCGTCGACTTCTCGGCGTCCTCGCTGTACCCATCATCGAGCGAGCGGAGGAGCATCTTAAGGGTCGACTGGTTGATCCCGTGCGCCTTAGCGTCGGCGATGGCTCGGACATAGTGAGCGGTCGAGGCCGAGTCCCACTCGTCGTCATCGGCTCCCAGTTCCCTCACGATTGCCAGCCCGTAGGTGTCGACGAGCTGACTGAAAGCGGAATAAAGGTCATCGCTCAGCTCTCGGTCCCAACGCTCCCCAGCCCACCAGGCGGGGGCGTCCTCGTCGTCGGCCTTCACGCTCACGCCGCGTGCCTTCTCAGCACCGATGGCAGCGACCACGCTCTTCTCCTGACGAGCGAAAAATCTCGACAGCACGCGAGCTAGCCTCTCTCGGTCCTCGTCCTCGACCTCGAGTCGATATCTCGTCGGCGAACCAGCAGGCATCTGGTCGACGACGACAGCCTCGGGAGTATCACTCTCGGCGGCCTTCTCCTCGACCCGGCCCGAAGCGTAGGTCGTTGCGCGGGGGGACGCGAGCCCCCCGACCGCCACATTCAGCGGGACTATGAGTCCGTCGGCCCCCTCGATGGGCGGCAGGTTCGATGCCGCACGAGCCTCGGCCCTTGTCATCCACGGGCCGCCGACCGAGGTCTGGAGGACGTCAGCGCGCTCCAGGAATGACCCATTGAGCTTCTCGTCGAGGTCGAACTCGACGTATTCATCAGCGGGAGCGCCAATCATCGGGAGAAGGAAGGAGTTTAGCCTCTCGCTTATCATGCGGAGGTCAGGCCCGAGGCACTCAGCATAGAGCGACCTAGCGTTCTCACGCACCGAGGCGTATGTCTGCCCATCGTCATCTATGAGACCCGGGCGGATGCGATAAAGTGCGCAGGTAGCCTTCAAGGATAGCTGGAAGAGAGACGAGTACTGGTCGTGCTCCATGTCCATCGAGGGGCTTGCCTTTATTTCCATCCCGTCCTCGAGGACAGGAGTGCCGCCAGCCCTGCTCCCACGACGCGACCAGGCCTCACGCCACGACTCGCTGAAGCGGTCCATGTCGTCATCGTCCCATGGCTCGGCAGTGACTGGGCGGGAGATGTACGCAGGGACGCGGGCAGCGCGGTCCCACATTTGGGACCGATACGACATCATTTCAATCTGGTCCTTCAGCAATGACTTCAGGGCAGAGACCGGCGAGAGGCCCTCGCGAGGGCTTCCCGGCTGCCAGCCATGCCAGACGATACACTCGTCGCGACGCAGGTCGAATGTCGAACCGGTCTCGGGATTGCGGACGACCACGACGTCAGCGGAGAAAAGGTCGCCGCCCTTGAAACCCTCGAACCACGCCGGCGGGATTGGGCGGATAGTCCAGCCAGAAGGTGAGTCAGCATCCTCGACGACCATCCACACCGCGAAGTCATACAGCTTCAGGTCGCTGACTAGGGTATAGATGAGCTCGTATGTCGTCATGTCCTTATTCGGATAGCGAAGCAGGAGCGGTGCGACGCCCGTAGTGTCCCGCGCCCGTGAGATGTCGCTCTCGCGAACGTAGCACTTCAACGGGAGTTGAGCGACGTTCGATGCGATGAATGAAACCACAGTGCGGAGCTGAGGCTGGGTCTCGTAGAGCTCCTCGACGCTCAGTCCGTCGACCCACGCTCGGGCCGCAGGTTGGGAGTAGACGACCACGCCGCGGTCTATCCGAGGTCGGAAAAAGGATCTTATAGATGACATGATGCTCATGAGGCACTCCTAGACGACTAGCACGCCGCGCTTGCGGCCGGGGGCTTTGTAGGCAGATGGATGACGTGGTGCGGCCTCGTCGACATAGTCATAGGTCCCCGACGCGAGACCGAAGGCGAGCGTCGCCGCGACGAGTGGCGAGATGTCCTCGGGCGATTTCCGGCGGTCCCAAGCCCATGCCCCGTCGCCCAGCACTCGACGTGCCGCGACCTCTGCCGCGAGGTCGAGTCCGGGTTGCGGCAGGTGATACACGCGGACGTCCTCGTCGCTAGTGTCGGTCGCATCGCTATCCTGGACAGCGATTGCGTCGAAAAAAGCACCACACGTCGGAGTGAGAGTCGAACCACCACACAGAGCGACCTCGAGTCCGGGGATTGCCCGCAGCGACGAGATGAGAGCAGAGGCAGGACAGCCGCGAGCCTGTATGCCTACACGCATCGATCCACCATAGGAATCGACGCGGCGCCTGAACCAGCGCTCGACCTGAGACGCCCTCCCGACATACGCGACGAGCTCCACATGCCAGTCCCCGTCTGGACGCTGACCGCAGACAGCAATCGACGCGTGCCTCCTATCGTCGCTCACGTCGACGCCGAAAGCTAGGTCGCTTGTGGGGGCGATGAAAGAGCCCTCGTCGGTCGACCTAGCCCATGAGTCGCCAGGGAATGGAGACTGTGCGAGCGAGACGACCCACTGGCATAGATGCTCGGTGAGGAAGACTTCTGGCGTGTCGGTCTGCTGGAGCTCACGAAGCGTCTCTTCCCTGATGAGATGCCCGAGCGAGGGGTTCGCCCAGGCCCATGTCTCGGGGTCGGCTGGGTCGGACTCAGGAGGAGCAGACCACTCGAAAAGGCCGAGCGAGGTCGCCTCGATTTCCTCCTCGTCGACGGGCTCCTCATCGCCGAGGCGCTTATCGGGGTCGCCGCAGATATGGTGCCCCATGTCCCTCAGGTGAGCGAGGACGACAGAGGACCCGTCGCCCGCGTTCGAGATACACCAGACCTGACCAGAGGTTTTGGTCAGAGTAGTAGGCACGATGGCGCCCCAGGCGTCGAAGCTCCTATGCTCTCTCAGCTCGTCGAGCAGGATAAGGTCGCCCGTCAGCCCGCGCCCGCCTTTTCTCCCGGCGCTTGCCACTCGATACTCGGAGCGGACGCCGCCTGAGTTCACGACGAGGCGCTTCCCGCCATTCTGCTGCTGGATCTTCTCGATAGTCGGAGCCAGCGTCGGCGACGACTGAACAAGGTCGACAGCATCGGACCAGAGCGACTCGCTCACACTGAGGTTCTGGGCGGTACCTAGGATTAGTGCGACCTGAAGGATGTACATGAACCAGAGCGCCAAAACCTTCAGGAGATACGACTTCCCGTTCTGGCGTGCGACGAGGGCAAGCACAGTGCGAAAACGAAAGCCGCCACCGGGGCGGAGTTCGAGCGCGTGGATCAGGAGCCACTTCTGCCAGTCCAGCAGCTCGACGCCGAGGACATGCTCGCCGAACGATATGACGCTGAAGCCAGCGCTCGTCTCGGGCGTCAGCTCGCGCAGCGGCGGAGTGTATATCCTCGGTTCGATATGTCCGACTACTGCCATGGCCTCACCACTGCCTCGTCGACTTTCCTATTTTGTCGGCCCCCGACCCGTCGCCGCGAGCGCGATTGCACGAGCAGTGCGACGGGCGAATGTTGGAGAGGCTCATCTCCAGTTCCGGGTATTTCGAGACTGGCTTCACGTGGTCTGGCTCCCAGGCGTCGGGGCTGCCTGATGGAGCTTGGTAGTCGATAGGCTGACCACATATCCAGCACACCGCGTCCCTCTTGAGGTCGCGACGATAGGCGGAGAGCCTGACCGCCTGCCACTGAGCACCACCTCGTCTAGCCATTTGCGCGCTCCTGCTCGATCTTCCTCAGGGCCTCCATGGTGCTAGCAGCGTCAGTCGAGATGACGTCTGCAACCTGAGCATCGGGTATGCGGTCGATAAGGAGCCGCAGCCCCTGGAGGTATTGCTGATACAACTTGGCATAGGCATCGAACGCGGGATTTTTCCGCGTGCCGGACTGGCCGCCGCCATTGTCGTACTCGACCACAAGAGGGGCGCACACGAGGTCGACCCTGGCGTTCCAGAGAGCATCCTCAAGAAAGCCGACCGACGCGATGAGCTCGCCACACAGTGCGAGCATTTCGTCTTCCATGCCGACCGCCCGGAGCGCCTTGCGAAGGCGATTCGCTCCCCGCGGCGTTTTCCTCTTTTGTGCCATTTTCGTACCCCCTTGTCCTTTTTAGTGTATCGCGAGACGCTTATACCACCCCGGGTAGCCTAAAAGCCTCGGGCGGGGCGTTTCTGCCAGCGTGAGGGGATTGGTCGCCCGGCAGCGGCCAAGATCGCGAGGCCCCTCCCCTTTTCGCCGATTTTGGCCACGAAACGACGAGAAAACGCGGAAGTAGACCTCGCCGACGACCAAAAATCGTTATTTTCTAAAAACTTTCTGCACAAAGGCTTCAATCTCAGCACATATGCCGAGGATAACAAGGCGAACGACAACAGCGTGCCAAAGCCACGACCAAGCGCTCGCAAAATCGCCGCGAACACACAGGCAAATCGTCGGAACCCAAGTCGCAGCCACGACAATCACACGAAAATCAAGCACGATGACCTCCACTGAGCATGCTCTCGCTAATACCTAAAAGATGTCGACGAGTCTACAAAAGCCGCACGAGGTAGACGGGCCGACTAGCGTAGATGCGGCCCCAGCACCGCCAGTTCCGAGGCGATGTCGGGACCGCATACGATATCCACATCACGTCGACCTGATACCCCCTCCCCCCGTCTTTTTCTTTTGAGAGGCCATCTCGGCGGCCAAAATGTCGAGGACGACTAGCCACCGCTCGCGGATATCGTCCCGCGTCTCACCGCGTCCACGTAGCATCGCGATGTCCTCATACGAGCGATCGTCGAGCAGGGCCAGCAGGATGTCGACGTCGTCATCGGTCAGGGCAGGGCATCTGCTCCACACATCGCGGAGCACGACGACCATCTCGTCGCAGCAGTCAGTCGACCGCAGCATGTCGATAAGAGTCGCGTTCCCGTCATCTCCCCTCGCCGCATCGAGAGGCACCCACGACCGGAAGCGCTCGACCTCGCCGACCAACTCCTCGTCGAACTCCTTGCCATTGGCCCTCTGGACGACCGCTCGCTGATATCGCTGCCACACCTGCCCAGAGATGTGAACAGGCATCTCTAGCTCGCCGCCCGACGCCCACCAAAACTTCCTCGCCGCCTGCTCCACGCGATAGTCAACGTAGCGATTGAAAGGCGAGCCCCCGGGCTTCCAGCACTCAAGGGCACGCCATATCGCCTCGTCCATACGCGAGCGCACCTCGTCGACCAGTCGGTAAGACCTCCCATGCCTATTGGAGCGGCAGAGGAAGAGCTGGTACGAGTACTTCCCCGGCGTATCGGCCACGATGTGCCGAACCTCATCGTAAATCTGATCCCGGTCTCCTCGACCTTCTCTCCATCGCCTCGCCAACCGGTCGAGACGCAGCTGCTGTTTCGTGTCGTACATATACAGCACCCCCTCTAGGCAAAAGTCTAAGAAGAAAAACAAGCATAAATACAGCCAGAAAGGATATGCGCGGATACCTACCCGAGAAACCGAGCCAAAAAACGACAAAACCACATTATTCCGCATATTTGACTTTTTTATCAAAATAAGGATTTGCAAAACCGCAGGTCAAAGGGGGTGCGGAAAAAGGCCGCGCACGAACGCCAAAAAAGAGAAGACCAAAAAGCCCGAGAAAGAGAGATGGCCCTCCCAGCATTGGCGGACTTTGGGAGAGCCATCTCTCTGGCTGATTTCTTTTCTAGTTCCTAGAAGAGGTCGTCGTCATCTGGCAGGCGCTCGAAAAGCGGAGCGGGAGTCGCAGCCACAGCCGCCCTCGCGGCCTCAGTCGCATCGTCGACCTGGTCGTTCAGCACCTCGCGTCCGACAGGACGATACGCGCGCTGACGCCCGAAGCTAACCTGCTCGCCGGTATGCCAGCGAACGCCGCGGACGCTCGCTCGACCTATGGACTCCCAGTGCGGAGATCCAGCGATGAGGCAGGAGACCTCCTGGAGCATTTTGTTCTTGTATGGCGCTCGGGCGAGGTCATCGAGAGACCAGTCGAGGCTCTCCATCAGCACGCGCGACGCAGATATGGTCTCCCCATGCTCCCAGGCCCACTCGATAAAGGACTCATACACGCCGCGCGTCCCGTCGTCCTGCTGGCGCTCGGCGTTGTCTCGGCTTTGGTACTCTGCAGCCCACTCGGGTAGACGCAGTTCGACTCGCCCTTCCGCCTCGACAATCCGGCGATCGAGTTCAAGCGCCTCGGCCCAAACCTGGTCGACGTAGGAGTCGATATCATCGTCCCAGAGCGAGAGAGATGGCTCGACAGCACCACAAGTCGCAACCAAGAAGCGACGAGCACCAGTCGGGTCGACGAATATCTCGGCCTCGTTCGTAGTTCCGCAGAAAGCGTAGTGCCTTGGAAAACTCTCCATGATGCGGGCATAGGGCTGACGATAGTCGTCCCACTCCCGTGAGATGTATGTCTTGAGCCGGTTCATGTCCTTCTGGCGCCTCATAGCCGCGAGCTCATCGAGGCAAACAAGCCAGCGACCTGATGTCTGCTCGAAGCACTTAGAGTCGTTTCCGATATCGTCGAGGTTCTCGACCAGCCACTCAGGACTATGAGCGAGACGGGCGAAGAAGGTCGACTTTCCGCACCCTTGTGGCCCAGCCAGTATCAGCATGAAGTCCATCTTTGTCGGCCCCTCGTCGAGGGCGCGGTGTATGGCGCCACGCATCCACAGCAGAGTCGCAGTCGCCACATACGACCTTCCGGTGTCGTCAGTATCATCAGCCACGCCGAGCAGGTCGTGGAGCATAGTCGCGACGCGCGGAGTCCCGTCCCAAGTACCGCGGAGGCCATCGAGGTATTCGCGGAGAGGATTGACGACGACCTGCCGAGCAGCCATAGCGACTCCATCTCGCAGGTCGCGATGGACCGCAAGTCCGTAGCGCCTATTTATCAGGCAAGCGAGGGCAGCGTAGTCGTCATCACGCTCGGGACGAGGATACGTTCCGCGAGACGACCTCTCCCATGGTGGACGACGAGTGATTACTCGGCGATGAGACATCTCATCATAAGCCCACAGCCCACGCACCAGCTTATCATAGAGCAAGATCCTCGATATGTTCTCGGGACACTGGGTCGCCCGAAATCGTCTATTCTCGCTAGACCCAGAGACCGAGCACAGCAGGAGGACTCCATCTGGGCCGCAGCGGTGGTCGATGTCCTGAACCACTATCCCCTCTGCCTTTTCTGCTGCTTCCTTGCCGGCCTGCTCGTCTAGCCCACGAGCCTCAAACTCGGCAATCTTTTTCTTGAGCTCCTCGAGCTCTATCTGGCGCTCAGATGTTGTCGTGCTCATCATGAGCCTCCTCTCGCGACGTCTCCCTCGATGCCGCAGTCGTTCTTCCTTCAGTTCGCAGTAATAGCGTGGACTATAAGTCGGTCCACCTCGGCAGCCTCGAGCGGAGGCTGCATGAGAGTCTTGTTCATGTAGTGCGCGGCCTGCCACAGCTCCTCAGTCGATAGACGATGCCGCGCGGAGCGCAGGAAGCGCCACATCGCATCGTTCCTGCCGCCCTGGCACACAGGCTCATGCGGCTGGACGTAGCGTGCGCCTCCAGATAAGTCGCCATAGAAGCCGGCATGGAGCCCAGATCTCTCGACCTTCTGTTTCTGGCGCTTTTGGGTGAGCCACTCGACCAAGCCATGAGGCATCGGCAGTATCAGGTCGGCGAGCCTCAGGCCCTCGCGACGTAGCCATGCGGGGTCTACCTGAACCGAGTAGTGCCCCTCATGCCAGCCCGGCGAGACCATGTCGGGAGCGATGGCATAACCACGACCGGGGATGCGAAGGTCGATGTCGATGGGATCCCCGTCGCTCCTGCTGCTAACGCCAACAGCGTTGCCCCATGCGTCGAGCGTCTGCTCGTCGACATCGTCTGCCCACCACCACAGATGAGAGCCGCCAGAGCGAGTTCTCACAGCGAGCGTCGAGCACTCATCGAGAGACAGTCCGACGACGTCGCGTAGCCACCTCACGACTCCCATGTGGAAAGCGTCGGCGTCGACGTCGTGTCGGTCGAAGTCCATGACGAGCAGCTGGTGTCCGCTTTTCGTCTCACCAGCCGCCACACCGAAGAGGTCTCGCGGATAGCATGCTGCCCATCGCGATACGATGTCCGGGTCCCAGGTCGCGACCTCCCCTTCCCCGCCATTTTTCCAGCGAGTCCGCGGCGACTTGCCGCCCCTATCGGTCCGAATGGGCAGCACCCTGAAGCCACCCTTTGCGAGAGCGATTGCGCTCCTGCCTGCTCTCGATATCTCTCTCATACCATCATCTCCCTCGAATAGTCGATGCCCGTCTATGATGTCGTGTCCGGGCGTCGACCTTAGTTCCGTCTAGACCCTAGCGACCTCGCCACAGCCCATGCTCAGCGCGAGCGCATCTCGCATCGTGTCTAGCGCCCTGCTGAGCACCATACGCTCCTCGGCAGACGTCCTGCCGAAATGGAGACGGGCGGAGATGCTCACGCAAGCACGCGAGATGGCCTCGGCCCTCTCCTCGGTCGCGATAGCGACCGCGACGTCCCTCGTGCTCATCAGTCCCACCTCCAATCGTCGGCGGCCTCTATGGTCATCATCACGACAGGCAGCTCGCCACGCTCGTCGACCACCTCATACCGCAGATGAGATGCGACGCCACCCGACGCAGCCTCCACACTCGCGAGCATGGACTCGGTCAGGACAGCGTCGCGAGACACACTGATGGCCACTCTCAGTCCCTCGCGCAGCGTCGAGACGGGATGGACAAAGCGCCTACCGAACTCCTCGATGTCGTCTGCCGAGATGCGAAGCAGCCCCTCCTCGTCCTCGAGCAGCACGCTAGCGCGGACGTAGATGCCAGTCTCGGAGAGCCGCGGGAGCGCGATGTCATGAGCGACCTGAGCCTCCTCTATGACCTTCTTAAGATTTTCCATTGTCGTTTCCCTTCACTACCGGGGAGGCCATCTCCTCCCACTGGATGTCTGAAAGTCTAAGCGGGCTAGGTAATATCAGCACCAGCCAAGCAGATGATGAGCGGGCATCCGCATCAGGCGCGTAGCGTAGGCGACCACGCCTCGGCGCTCGAGGTCGTTCCTCAGGTCCCAGAGGCGCGAGAAGAAGCGGTCGTCGTCGGTCGTATAGAAGCGCTCGACGATGTCCCCCCAGGTGCGCTCCTCAGTGAGCACGAAAGGCCCGTCGATAGCTACATCCTCGAGGATAGAGACCTGCCAGAGCGGGGTCTCGCCATCGAAATCGAGCCCGCGAGCGAATATCCTGACCATCATTGGGTTTCCCTTCAATCGAGGGGCGGGAGACCCCCTCCCGCCCTGGTTTTCTTTTTAGGCACCGCAGATGGCACCGATAGAGCGGTGCTCGTAGCGCTTGACGCGTACGCACTCCTCGAGGATATCGAGCACCACGTCGTCGACGAGTTCGCCGCGCCATACGCGCTTCCCGCCCTGCTCCTTGGTCAGGGCGGCGAAAGCCGCGTCGTCGTCGAGGTACTCATCGACGTCGAGGTTCTCATACAGGTGGAGCGTCTCGGCGATGTCCTCCACGTGCCTCACGTCGCAGTCCCACTCGTATGCCTCGAGGTCATCGCCGGTGATGTCGCCATCGCGCTCATAGCGAACACCAGTCGTGGGATCAATCTCGCTGATCCTATCGAGCAGCGCGTCGACATCGTAGATCCACTTCCAGTCGCTCACCAAATCGCTAAGGTCGGTATCCATGGGACTAAGATTCTCCTCGGTCGCCATAGGAGTCTCACTCAAATCTTGGCGAAGGCTTCCGTCGTCGTTCCCCTCGCGTTCCTCGTCGTTCCCCTCGTCTTCATTGCTAATTGCAGCGACGACCTTGTATCCGATAAAGGCGAAGTTCTCAGCTGCCTCGATAGCCTCACCGACTACTTCCATGTAGCGCCGAGCTTCCTCTGGGCTTTTTGCTCCTAGCGATGACCAGTTCACGTCGCATGAGACGACGCCTCCAATCGTGTTGACGCATATGAAGATGCCATCGGGGCGAAAACGCTCCTGAAGCCTCCACGCGGCGTCCATTACCTGATCATAGGTAGCGGTCTTGGTTGTCATAGGAGTCCCCCTCCAATCTCGTCGAGGGCTTTATCGTCGTGCCCCTCGACCTTCCGTCGCCTAGAAGTGTAAGCGCAGAAAAATCAAAAAGCCCATTTTTATCCAGGCATCCGCGAGCGGTCGATTTCAGCCGGTGAGCGGTAGTAAAAATCGACATGAAAAGAGGTCCGGACGACACGACTCATCCGGACCTCGCGAGGGAAACGCAATCTCTAGTCTAGCACACTACCTCGTCATCATGTCGAGAAGATGCTCGATGGTCGCATCAGACATGCCGAAAACCTCGGCACACAGTCGGCGGACGACGTCGCCATTCTCGGCAGCGAAGAGGTCCTCGACGCTCAGCACGAGGCTCGACGCCGAGTTCACGTCGAGGATCATGACCCCGTCAGCAGGACGTCCCGCAGCGATGGCCGCGATTAGGTAGCAGGAGGCGTAGAGCTGATCCTTCCACCAGCGACCCGGCAGGGGGGCTTCCTTCATGCATTTCACGTCTACCAGCATCTCGCGTCCCGTCCTACACGACCGCACTCGATAGTCCTCGCGACCTCCCTTGCAGTCGGGAGCGATGCTCGCTGGCAGCCAGATGCCCTCCTGGATCTTCACGCGGTTCATGTCGCCAGCAGACCAGCGGCGGACGCAGTCCGCAGCGAGGGTCGCCCGCTGCCATATCCACTCCACCTGCCCGTCGCTCAGGTCGCTACCGCGAAGAGGCTCGTCGTCATAGCGGCGGCAAGCGTCCTCCTCGTTGGCTCGATGTGCCCACGCGCGGCGGACAAAAGAGCGCGAGGTCGAGTCCGGGCGGACTATCAGCTCGTCCGCGACGTCATTCACGACGCTACCACGCATCCGAAAGTCCATCTCGCGAGTAAGCCCCCAGACGCCATCGGGCGCCTTCCCTAAGTCGATGACCTGCCAGCGAGACAGCTCCACCTGTAGGTCGGGGCGGTCAGCCCCAGTCCGGCGCTTGCCGATGACCTCGCGGTCGACCCTGGCCGAAATCGCTCGGCGACTATCATATGATCTTCTCATTTCTACCCCTCCTGAGGGTCTTGACATGCGAGGGATCCTCCCCGCGGTTTCTACAATGTAAAGTCTAAGCGGAACAGCGCGAAAAGCAGCGCCACCTCCATGTAGAAGTCTAAGGGGGAAAAACCAAGATAATCCAGACCGAGGACATATGCGCGGATACCTACCCGAGAAACCAAGCCAAAAACTGACAAAACCGCCTTATTCCGCATATTTGGCTTTTTTGTCAAAACTCGGATTTGCAAAACCGCAGGTCAGAGGGGGTGCGAAAAAGGGGCGCGCGCGAACGCCAAAAAAGAGACGACCAAAAAAACCAGAGAAAGAGACACCAGCGGAAAACAATCAGGCTGGACAGGGGTTCATTGGACAGGAGGTCGGACCCGTCCCACCACTTTTTCGGCCATTTACCTGCAAAAACGCTAAGAAACTGGACAGGGGTCAGCCTGGACGGGGTATCTTTGGACTTCTATGCATATACGTATCCATGAACAGACGAGATAAAGTCTTTTTGATTTACTACCCCGTCCACATGTCCAATAAGTAGCTGAAGTAAGATAAGAGCTGCAGGTAAATGCTGGTATATGCCTGATGGACAGCCGCTGGACAGCCTATCGGACAGGGTCGAAACCCGTCCAGGAGACTCACCTTCTATGCCCACTTTTTGGCGTTGAGGGACCTCTGTATCGCGCTCATGCTGGAAGGCCCTATGATGCCATCGACCACGACGTCGTACCCCCATGCCCTGAGCTGCTGCTGGATTCTCGTGCTAGTCTCTGTGCCCCAGACCCCGTCGACGCCTGCCCCGACCTTCCGCTGGATGGCTTTCACGAGCCATGAGTCTCCCGAGCCCCCATCGAACTCGAGGACGGACCCGCTGACCGCTGGGTAAGCCCGTGCCCAGTTCGGCCGATACTGGCCAGAGATAGTCCCATCGACATAGGGGGACTTCATCTGCTCCTGCCAGCGCCTGGTCGTTGCGGGGCCGCATATCCCGTCGACCGCGAGGTCGGTACTTGGAGCAGGCGAGGGGCTAGGCGAGCCGCCGGCGAGGCGGTCCCACCACGACGTGCTCTCCCACATGCAGTTCACGTCGAGGTTCCCCGAGTATCCGTCGAGCCTAGTCGTCGAAGAGTACTGCCTGATGGAGCAGTTGCCCCATGCTCCCCAGTCTGACCACCTTGATGGCTGATGGTACCCCCACTGGGTCGACATCGTCGGGTAGCCCGCCCCCCAGAGCGGATAGCCCTCGCTGGCTACCGCGCCCCAGTTGTAGCTGTTCGCGCACGACCAGTTCATGTAGATGCCGGGCGTCTTGCCGGTCAGGCGCTTTATCTCCCTGAGAAAGCGGAGGGCGCCTGCTGTATCGCTTTGGAGAGTGCTGTACGACGTGTTCTCCCAGTCGAGCCAGAGAGTCGCCTTCCCGAGATACGGGCTGACAGCGTCGACGAAATACGCCGCTTGGGCCTCGTACGAGGCCCACTTCTCAGACCTCGCGAAAACATAGAGCCCGAAGCGCTTCCCGTGCTTCACGCACCAGTCGGCCCAAGCACGAAAAGTGCTATCGACGAAAGACACGCCCTCGGTAGCCTTCATTATCACGAAATCGGCAGGGACCGCACCGAGGTCAAGTCCTGACTGCCAAGACGAGATGTCTATGCCAAAGCTGGCCATGCTTATTCTCCCTTCATCATGTTGTTCACGCGGTTCCGCGTGATGTCAACCCAGTGTGGGTCGATGTCGCTTAGTGTGCAATCGCGGCCGAGTTCTATGGCCGCCCGAGCGGTCATGCCAGAGCCGCAAAACGGGTCGACGATGCGCCAGCTGGGCTGCATGACCTCCAGTAGCGGTTTGATTTCGCCTATTTGCTTGGCGGTCGGGTGCCCGAAGGTGTCGTCGCGTCTGTTGTCTATGTGATAGACATACCCGTCGCTAATCTTTGGCCTCCTGAATGGAGTCCGGGCCTCGCGGTAAGCCTGCCGGGCCTCGCGGTAAGCCTGCCGGGCCTCGCGGTAAGCCTGCCGGGCCTCGCGGTAAGCCTGCCACTCTGAGTCCGTAGCGTCTGGGAATAACGTGCCGAAGCGGTCCTCGTCGGGGAAACGAAACTCAGACTCGCTGAGATAGTGAGAGCACGTGGAGTAGCCGCTAATCCTGATAAGGTCATGCTTTGTGTACCCACGCCGGCTGCACATCTCACGCATGAATTCGAGACACGGGACCATCGACTCTGGAAAGCTCTCATTTACCCACTCGTCGCCGAAAACTGACGGGTCTCGCATGTATACGAGCAGCAGTGCTCGCGAGTTTCTCGGGAGCCGATATGCGACCGCCTGGTTCATACCTTGCCGCACGTGGTCAGGGACGAAATCGACGAGATTACAAAACCTCCAGTGTGGACGACCATTAGCGATGATTTCGGCAGCGAGCGGAATGAGAAGGTCATCAAGCCCGTAGAGTATTACAGCAGCGGAATCGCACTTTTGTGTCAGAGACCTCAGGAAGTCCATCGAGTACCACTGAGGTGCACCAGACTTGTAGTCCCAGTCGGCCTTCCCGAGTCCATATGGAGGATCGAGGACGAGGACGACGCGCCCCTCTGGGTGGACGTCCCACGCGTCCGCCACGCTCACATCTATCTCGGGTCGCCTATCTGCTTTCATTTTATGCCCCCTTGAAAGCCCCTTTTACTTCCACTTCCCGTCGTTTATAGACCTCTGGAGATTGCAGATGGTCTGAGTGCCGGCGTACCCGTCGACGTTGGTCTTGTACCCCTTGCTCGTAAGCCACTCCTGGAGCTTCTTGACGCTCTCGGGACCAAGGACTCCATCGACGCTCGCGCCGATTTTCTTCTGGACAGCACGCACTAGCTGAGAGTCGCCAGAGCCGCCATCGAAATCGACCGCAGTGATGTGGTCGAAGTGGTCCCAGTTCGGGCGATACTGACCAGAGATGACCCCGTCGACTGTTGTTCCGAGTGCGCGCTGCCATGCAGATATAGTCGCAGGGCCGGCCCATCCATCGACGTCAAGTCTGCTCGGAGTCGGTGCCGGCGATGAGGAGTAGTAGGGCCTCACGCCGCACGTGACCTGGGAGACGTATCTCACTCGACGTGCGACGATGCCGCCGGAAGTGTTGCCCTCGAGGCAGTAGAAGCTATAGCCACGATTGATCCACGACTCGAAAATGCCGACGTGGTCGCCGCTCGATTGCCTGCCAGACCAATCGAAGCCGACAGGGTCGCCAGGCCTCAGGTCGTCTCGGTCTACCATGCGGTCGCCGAAAGCGTCGCGCTGGTCGATAGCCAGACCGCGAGGGAAAGTCGGGCACGAGACGCCGGCCTGGTTCAGGACCCAGGAGACGAAGCACGCGCAATAGGGCGTCGCGTCCCCGTCGATGTAGGGAATGCCCGGGAAGACGAGCCGCCAGTACTTTGCGCCGCTCGTCGTCCCGAGTTCGGCTCTGGCGATCCTCAGGACATCATCTGCTGTAGCCATTCTAGGCCTCCTTCTTCTCGTCGTCTGCCCCCGTCGCAGCATTGAGCGCCGCTAGCGTCTCGGGGCCGACGTATCCATCGAGGACGTCGCTCTCGTCGACGTACGTCTTCCTTATCTCGTCCATGGTCTCGTCGATGAGGTCATGCTCCCCGTCGACCTCTGGTAGACCCGCGATGCTCATGAGGATGCTCACGATGGCCGCGAGCAGAGCCGAGGAGCAGACGAGACGCCAGTCGACCTGCTCCATCGCCATCGAGCCGCCGATGACGCCGACCGCAGTTTGAGCCGCGGTCCTGAGAGCGCGGACTAGCGCTGCCTTTATCAGGTCGCGAGCGTAGTCGCTCATGATTATCCTCTCTTCCATTTAGTCCTCCCTGATAGGTGCCGACATGATTTCCCTATACATAGCCTCGCCAGCGCCATTCCCGGCGAGTTCGTCGTGATAGACGCGATAGCAAGACGAAGCCAGCTCGCGAACGTATAGCGGGACCGGCTCGCCCGCTGCCGGGTAGTCAATCCAGATGTCATATAGCTCGGCCTTCAGTAGCGCCCTGATGCCTTCCTCGGTAGCCTTCTGCCGGCTCGTCGTCGCCTTTCCGCGAGCGATGAGGCTCGCGACGAGGGCCGAGATTAGAGCCGAGATAGAGCTCGTGATAATGCTGAGAATAATGGGGTCCATGAGTGTATCTCCTAGACATGCTGGACGTATGAGATGATGTCGGTATGCATCCAAGCGTCGGTCGTCGCCGGCAGCCGGTCGGCGTGGATCATCGAGATATCCCTGCCGCCGATAGACGCAAAGATGTAAGAAATCGAGACAGCAAGTCCGAAGTTCCTCACGGAAGACGTTATGCCGCCAGTCATTCCGACCGGGAAGTTCCAGTCGGTGAGACGGGCCAGCCCGTGGCTCGTCCAAGCGTTTTCGGCGCTTGCGTTGTTATAGAGCGCCCTAAGATGGCCGATGAGTATGCCGCGAGAGCCACTCGACGTCCCAAGGCTCGCGACCAGGCCCTCGAAACGGACCTGGGATATCACGCCGCTTGCGAGCGACGACCACCCGCTCCCGTCGTACCAGATGGGAGTCAGGGTGAGTCCAGAGAGCTGGCCTAGTGCCGCAGCAGCACTCGCACTCGCTCCCGTCGCCGCTGTGAGAGCAGAGGACGCATCGGCAGACGCCTGGATAACCGCATCGGCGAGCCTATCTCCCCCGCCGAGCGAGCCGATGGCGACCATGGAGTGAGCGCCGCCCGGCTTGCCGCTCGTGAGTATGACGACGACCTCGCCCTCGTCGATGTCGCCGATACAGGGGACGACAATCGTCGCCGGAGTCGACGAGCTATCGCTTTCCAGGCTCGACGCAGCCTCGGGACCTATCGTGCTGCCGATGACCGCGACCTCGACTAGCCCGTCGGCAGACGGGGAGGTAGCGATGCCGCGCTGTGCGCCGGCGACTGAGGTCTGCCTCCTGCTTCCGATGAGAGCAGCGGCCAGCTGCTGGTCTGAGAGAGCCATATCACATCACCTCGCCGGCGATTTGTAGCGTACAGGACATGATGGCGTCGAGCGGGACGTCGACGTGCTGTATCACGCCGCGCATCTCGACGCCACCCGAAGTGAGCTGGACGTGAGCGGCCTCGAAAATAGAGGCGGTCGTCCATGGCACCACTATCTCCCAAACCTCGTCGACCGACATCTCGTCGAGAGTGCGAGATGCGACGCCGAGGAGGGCCGGGTATGATGCGCCGAGAGCACTCGGTGCGTCGATATGGGTCTCAATGCGTCGACCAAGTCCCTGAGCTAGCGTGCCGCGATAGGCAGTAGCGGAGAGGCTCGCATCGTCCTCGCCCTCCCAAGTCGCGACGACGCCAGTCGGGGACGTCCAGAAAGTCGAAGAGCGACGGGGCTTCCCTATGATGTCGCCGAGGTCGGACCAGGACCAGGCAGCAGTCGCGGTGCGGTCGACGAGTATCACGTGCCCCCACGCGTCGACGCTGAGTTCGAGTCCGGCTGTTGCGGCGGCGTCCTGGGCGATTTTCAGTAGGCTGGTCCCGGCCTCATAGACCACGGGAGCCATGTAGCGAGCATCACTCAGGGTCGTATCGACGAGCAGAGGTCGCCATGCCTTTTGGCAGCAGTCGGAGATTACCTGCTGGGCGCGAGCCCCCTGGGCTATCACGTAAGCCCCAGTCGTCAGAGCGCCTTCCAGAGCGACGAGCGGAGAGAGAAGAGAGACCTCGCCGCTCGTCGTCGACTGGTCATCGAGAGACCCGTCGAAGGTCCAAAATCCAGTCGCAACAGGCTGGCGGCGTCCGTCCTCTTCCTCACGGACGACCCGCAGCATGTCGCCAGTGCCCGGCAGGCTGCCAGAAAAGGGGATCGACCCGTCGAGCCTCATCTCGCTCGACGAGTCCCATGAGACGCTCCCTCCCGCGATAGCGGACGACCAGACGCCGCGAGCAGTCAACGACCATGGGTCGACGCGTTGGATTTCGATCTTCACGCTCATCGACTAGTCCTCCATAGCGTCAACCGGTCCGTCGACCGGGAGCAGCTCGAGAGTGATATCGGCATATCGAGACGCGACCCTCGGGAGGTCTACTGAGGAGACGACAGCCCAGAGGGCAGAGCCATCGGGAAGGCGAACGAGGACCTTCCGGCCGCCAAGGACGCCGCGGACGCCGATGAGCCCTCGGTCGATTTCGATGGCGTCGGTCGAGAGGTCGACTCGGTGCAGGTCGTCCATATAGATGCGGCCCGTGAGGGATATCGTCGGAGTCTCGCCCGCCAGCACCGCGACGTCATACGTCGACGAGCCAAGGGACTGAGCCGAGGAGACGGGAAGTGAGATGGAGTGCTGGATGCTCAGGTCTCCCTCGATAGGCAGGACATGCCAGACGCCTGCCGAGAGATAGGAGAGCGACGCGATGCCAGCCGGCTGGCTCACGTCAATCTCCTCAGCGCCGCTCGACGTGATGGTCCATGGCTGCAGGTCGGTCCCGACCTGAGCGATGGCAAGATACAGCAAGACCAGCTTTCGAGGACCGAGCACGAGTCCCGCTGGGTCGCTAGGAGTCGACAGAGCGACCGCAGCATGCTTCCCGTCGTCGTCGACGAGTATCGAGCGGGACCACATGCGATGGACCCGCTGGCTGCCAGCACCATCAGGCAGGACGACCAGACCATACGAGGCCGACGTCCTGAGGCCGACGTGGAGAGCCTGCTCGTCGACGATGGTCTCGCCCTGAGAGAAAGCCGGGATCGAGCCATCGCCGATCCTGACAGAGTCATGAGAGGCCGAGGTCGACTGGACGCCATACGGGGTCATGAGGTCGATTTCGATGATGATAGGCTCGGGCGGGAGCGTCGACGTGAACCACGCGACGGGGACGTCGAGTGCGGACTCCCATGGGATAAAGATCCACGTGCTGACGCTAGTCGTCGGCGGGGTCAAAGGGTCGGAGAGAGGAGAGATGAACTTGTCGACGATCTTCTCGCCATCATATGATATTGAGGCCCGGAGATACGAGCCAGGGTAGAACGTATCGTAAAAAGCCTGCAGCCTGATACCCTCGCCGCTCACCATGAGTCCGTCGCCCTGAAAAAGCAGAGACGGGCGCCTGGCAATCCGGAAACTCTTGGTCGTGATAGGACCGACGTACCCGGCGCTCGTGCCGCAGCGACGGACCGCGACCTCAAGCTCGCAAATCGAGTAGAGGTTCGAGGGAGCGTCCGACCAGTCGAGCGGATCGCTCATCATCTCGGCGCCGGCGAGATAGCCCACCGGGTCGTCGACGTCGCGCCACTCCCAAGCCGCGCCCCAGTCGGGGTCGGCGAGAGCTGGGTCGGTTGGAGTGCTATCTCCCCAGACCTTCACCCAGTCGCTGACGTCTCCCGTCCTCGGGTCGATAAAGCGGGCACGGGCGCGAGCGCGGCAGCCCTCAGCCCCATCGACGTAGATACAGGAGAAAAGCGTCGCCCCGCTCGGCTGGCGATTCGAGAGCGAAAGGCGAGCGAGAGGGTCGCCAAGGACTACTCCACCAGAGACGCTCATGCGCTCGTCGACGATGACATCGAAATCGTCGACGCCGCGAATGCTCGGGTCGAAAACGTCGCACGGGGTCATGAACCAAAGCTGCTCGATGTTGTCCTCGGTCGTATCAGTCGAGAGCGCCTGGACCTTGGGCTCGTTGAGTATCGAGGAGGACGAGCCGAAAGCGTCAAGGCCGCGAACCGGCGTCGCCAGACTCGCGCGAATGAGTGTCGAAGGAATAGAAGCAAAGTCGACCGGCGACCAGATGACAGTCGACGAGATGCCGCCGGAGATCCAAGCCTGCCAATCGGTCGAGGACTGGACGCTATGCGGGGACCACTGGCAGGCGACCTCGTACCCGGTCGTCCCATGATGGGAGCGGTCGTCCATATATTTCCCGGTCCCGGCGTTCTGAAGCTGCCAGGTCGAGCTGACGCCAGTCGGGACCACTCGCCAGACAGTCGTCTGGTCGGAGTCGCTCGCGGCAAGCATCGCGACAGTCGTTCCGTCGGAAGTGCTCGCGCCAGGAATACCCAGGGCGAGTTCTGGGTCAGCAGCAGGGCGGATGCGATAGAAACCGGCGCCAGGATAGTTTTGTACAGACAGTGCCATGAGAATCCCCTTTCGGTTCTCTTTCTAGTGTATCGACGCGAAATCAGCAGCGTCGTGGGTGCGGATATCTCAGCCCGAGAGCATATGCGCGGATACCCACCCGAGGAACCAATCCGAAAACTGAGAAAACCGCCTTATTCGGCATATTTTGCTTTTTTGTCAAAATAATGATTTGCAAAACCGCAGGTCAGAGGGGGTGCAGAAAAAGGCCGCGCACGAACGCCAAAAAAGAGAAGACCAAAAAGCCCAAAAGAGAGACGCCAGCTGAAGGGCCTATGCGAAGGAGGCTTGTGGACCAGTCGAGACCGGCGCTGCTATCCGGAGGAGCAGCTCGAGGTACTCTCTGGTCGCTCGCTTGATTTGCTCGTCGCTCGTCAGGTCGACGTCCCCGACGACGACCGAGTAGTTATCACCGCCTGAAGCGGAGGAGACGTCTAGCGGGTTGACGCGAGCACCGCGGGGCAGAGAGAGCAGCTCTGGTCCGGCCTCGCCGACGACGACCGAGCCGGACGTCATGATGTCGCCGCCCTCGGCGAGATAGGGGATCCTGAAGCTCGAGCCGCCGACCGCCGGAATCCAGTCAGGAAGCGAAAAACTGAAGCCGCCGATGGTGCTGTTCCAGAGCCTCTTGATTGCGGCGAAAGCCGACCGGAAAGGCCACGTGAGCGCGTCGGCCAGATTTGCGAAGGCTGACTGGAGTCCAGAGACCAGACCCCAGAAACCGCGGGAGATCCAGTCGATGCCGGCGCTTACCGCTCCCCAGGCAGAGGACATCGCCCAAGCGACGCCGGCGACGACCTGACGCCAGACGCCCGAGATGACATCGTGAACCCATAGGAAGCCATCGACGACCCGGCCGATTACGCCGGCGACGATGCCTGGGATCCTGCCGATCTGGTTGAGGCCATATCGGATGGCCGCGACGATGGCGTCGCGGTTATCAGTAAGCCATCGACCCATGGTGCTAAAAAGCCCGCCGACCCAGCCGAGGACCTGGCTCACAAATGGTGCGACGATGCCGGCAACCTGGCCGATCCTCTCGCGGACGCTCGAAGCAATCTCGACCAGCGTCCCCATGAGCCATTCGAGACCAGGTCGCAGTATCTCCCAGACGATAGAGACAGCCGGCACGATGACGTCGAGAAGCCCTCCTGCTATCGCCATGACGCCATCGAGAATCGCGAGGAGGAGCGAGCCGAGACCGGAGAGCATTGGTGTGAGAGACGAGAGCAGCTGCTGAGCGGCAGGCCAGACGACAGTCGAGATATAGTCCCAGGCCTCAGCGATGACGGGAAGGATTACCTCGCTGAAAATACGACCGACCAGTGCGAGAGCCTGCTGGACGCGAGGAAGCACAGCGTCGACAAAACCTCGGACAAGTGAAAAGAAGCTCGCGATTGTCGCAGTGTCGATGCTCGACAGAGCGCCGGCGATGAAATCAGAGACGCGGCCAGCGATGCCGCTTAGCGTATCGAGAAGACCTCGGCCGGCGGTCATGATGTCGCCCCAGACCTGCCCGAAATCTATGTCGCCGAAGACATCAGAGAAGGCCTCCTGGATGCGTCCTGCCAGACCTGATATCGCCTGGCCGAGCGATGAGCCAAGCAGACCGGAGAGCGGAGCGACGAGAGCGTCGGGCTTGACGTCGGTCGACGCGAGAGCGGAGGTGAAACGCTGCCA